GCTGGCTGAGAAGGACAAGCAAAAGCAGGACAATCTCTTCCCACAGCAGCAGCTCGCCGCCGCGCTGGATGCGCCGGCCACGCCACCAGGCACAGCGCCCGAACCAGGTGCAGTGTTGCCACCGGACAAGTCAGCCGCAGCAATCGCAGCAGACGCGAACGCGCAAGGATAAGTGATGACACGCGCCGAAGAGTACGCAGCCAAGATCAAGCAGCTCATCGCCAACGCGCAGAAGCTCTCGCCGGAGGCGGTAGCCGCGATTGAGAAGCTGCTGGAGCAGGCCAACGTGGAGGTGCTGGGCAAGCTGGCCACGCTCGATCCCGGAAGCTACAGCAGCGCGCAGCTCAACAACCTGAAGCGTGACATTGCGCGTGCGATGGAAGTCTTCCGCGTGAAGGCTACGCAGACGGTCAATGACATGCAGGCCAGCGCGTATACGATGGCCGCGAACGATATCAGCATCGCCGTGGGCGCGGGGCTGGGCACGACGGCGAGCTACGCCGCGCTGAACCTGAACACATTGCGCATAGCACAGGCGTACACCGCAGACCTGGTGAGCGGCCTGAGCGCGGAGGCTACGACCAAGCTGAACGCGGTACTGCAGCGGGCCTTCCTCGGTGGCCAGACGCTGCCGGAGATTATTGCGCAGGTGGGCAAAGCCATCAGTGGCGACAAGTTCAGCGGCATCTTCGACGAGATTGGGGACCGCGCGTTCAAGGTGGCCACGAACGAGATCATGCGTGTGCATAGCATCGCGGGGCAGGCGCGGATGAAGGACCTGGCTACGCGCAACAGCAAGATCAAGAAGCAATGGGTGCATCTGCCGGCGGCGAGGGTACCGCGCATCACGCATCTACTCGCGGACGGGCAGATAGTTGGTGTGGATGAGCCATTCACCGTCGGCATTGAGCAACTGATGTTCCCGCGCGACCCGAATGGCAGCGCCAGCAACACCATCAACTGCCACTGCATTTCTATCCCCTACATCGACGACGAGGACCTGTACGCGACGGCGGAGGACCGCGCCACGTTAGAGGCTGTGGGGCTGAAAATGGCCGCCTAATGTTTCCGCGCGGAAGAGTGTTTCCGCGCGTCACCAAAGAGGTAGATGGCCGCAATAAGGTTGAGGCTACAAAGCACCGCCATGCTGCACCGTGAGGAGTACAACAATGCCGCCTGAGAAAGTGATTATCCCCGACGCCCCCAAGCATCTGCCCACCGCTCTCGCCGAAAAGTGGAAGAAGACCTTTGCCGCCACGCTCGACGAGTTGAAGGGTGACGAGTCGCGCCCGGAGAGCGAGAAGCGCGCATCCGCGCTGCGCGAGGCCAACAAGCTGGTGCGTTTTACCGCGCCGGACAACTACGAGGATGCTGCCAATTTGGTGGAGCACGCGAAGGCGAAGCGGCCTGAGGGCTGGCCGGTGATCCTGCATGGCGAGCGCGAGGTGGACGGCAAGCCGCACCTCTTTATCGTCACCGCCAACGGCAAGAAGCACTTCTACGAGAAGCCCGCAGCGAAGACGCAAGATGCGCCGGTTGACAACGACGACGAGGGCGCGAAGGGCGCGAAGTAGCAACGCCACAACAACGCATTGCTGTATCGCAACACCGAGGGACGCACGGAATGAAGAAGCGTACGAAGTTGATCTGCCTGACGGTCGCTGAGGCTGCTAACGATATGAGCCTCAGCGACCGCTATGCTTTGCTTGATGGCGCGCTGCTGGCGCAGTTTGGCAATGACGGCAATGGCTACCAGCGCTTCTTCGTGCAGGACGCCTTCCTGGATTACCTCATCGCGCGCGGCGACGACGGCAAGCTCTTCAAGATCACCTACTCCATCGACAAAAACGACAACGTCACGCTGGGCACGGCGCAGGAAGTGGAGACGGCCTACGTCCCGGTCGCGGAGGCCGGCGTATTCGTTACCGAGGCCGGCATTGACCCGGCAACCCTCGATGATTGCACATACCCTGTCAGGCTCATCAAGGCTGGATGGAGTCGTGGCGTAAAGAGCCCGCCACAGAAGCTCGACGTGTATTACCCTCCCGAATTCATCGCGAAAGTGGCTGAGGCTGCAGACGGCGCCAAGTTTGGTCGCCGCCATCCCACTGCGGAAGGCAGTTATCAGGCCGGAGAGAACGATCCGCAGCGTATCGCCGGTTATTTTGAGAAGCCGGTTGCCGCGGGTGATTCCGCCGGCGCGGTTCTCAAGATATTCGAAAGCGAGACGCAACTGCGCGGGCAGCTCAGCTCCGCGCGCAAGGCGGGGAAGCTCGATCTCTTTGGACTTTCCATCCTGGCGAACGTCCGCGTGAAGCCTGGCGTCGCGGAAGGCAAGCAATGCCTGATCGCTGAGTCTCTGGGCAAGCTCTTCAGCTTCGATCTCTGTTCTGAAGCGGGCGCTGGTGGGGGATTCATTTCAGATGAATTACGTATTGCCGCCGCGGCTGACGTGAGCGGAGAGATCGCGGCGGCGCAAAATGCCGCTGTTAAACATGGATCGCCGGTTATCCGGCCAAACAGCGGCAGCCGCACAGCGCGCCACGAGGAGAACCGAATGAATAAGACACAAGTGTTGCGAGTGATCGAGGCTTTGCGCACGAAGGATGCTGTCAGCGCTGCCCGTTTTCATACACAACTCAACGAAGCGAAGGATGATCAGGTCGAAGCGATCTACGTCCAGGTGACGGAAGCGCTGAGCGCCGCGCCCGCTGCTGTCGTCGGCAAGACTCCGGAGCAGATATTGGCTGAGGCGAAGCAGTTGCAGTTCGTCAACGTGATGGAGGCGAAGCTGACCGATTCGAAACTGCCCGAGCCCGCGAAGAAGATGGTGCGCCGCTATTTCGAGGGTCGCGCTGATTCGACCACTGAGCAGCTCGACGCGGAGATCGTACAGGTGCGCGAGTCTTTCTCCGGCATGTCTCCAGTTGGACGTGTGAGCGGCATCTCCGTGGTCGTTGGTCTGGACTCGCAGGAGAAGGTGCAGATCGCGATGGATCGCATGATCGGCGTGCGCGAGGCAGATGCGAGCGTACCCGCATTCAAGCGTGTCAGCGATGCGTACAAGATGGTCACCGGCGACCATGACTTGAGCCGGTTGAGCGGCGGAGCTGGTCTGTGGCTGCGGGCCTCTGAGGCCATCGCCACCACTGACTTCCCAAACCTGCTACTCAACTCCATGACGAAGAAGCTGCTGCAGGATTATGCAGAGGCAACGATTGACGGGCTTGACCTGGTCTACACCCCGGCCACGATTAGCGACTACAAGCTGCAGGACCGCGTGCGCGACGGCTACTTCGGCGAGTTGCCGACAGTTGCAGAAGCTGCAGCGTATGCCGAGATGGCGAAGCCGACTGACGAGCGCGTGAACTACGCGGTCGCCAATCGCGGCGGGTTGCTCACGATCTCTGAGCAGACCATCCGCAATGACGATCTCGGCGCAATCGCCAGGTTCCCGCAGCGGCTTGCTCGCGCTGGCCGCCAGACGCTGCGCACGTCAATCAGCAACTACTTCATCAACAACACGGCTTATATGGCGGACGCCGTCAACTGGTTCGATAACACTCACAGCAATCTGCTGGCGCTTCCGCTCTCGCAGGATGCGCTGATCATCGCGCAGACCAACCTGCGCAAGCAGACGGAGAAGGATTCCGGTGAGCGCCTGAACCTCTCGCTGTACTGGCTGATGGTGCCTGCCGATCTGGAGGCTACTGCTATCCAGATCAACCAGACCAACACGGCTGGCAACAACGCCTTCTATCAGCGCTTCGGTGCCAACAACGAGCGCATCATCGTCAACCCCAAGCTGACAGATGCGAACGACTGGTACTACGGTGCTGCCCCGAGCGAGGCTCCTTCACTGGAGATCGGTTTCCTGGACGGCATCAAGCAGCCGCAAATCTTCCTGGCCAACCTTCCCACCCAGGGAACGAGCTTCACCAACGACCAGATCCAATACAAGGTGAAGTTCCCATACGGCGGAGCCATTATCGACTACCGCGGCGTCGGCAAGAGCGTCAACGCATAAACGGAGCCGCTCGTATAACCCCAAAGCCCGGAGCGGACACAAACCGCTTCGGGCTTTTGCGAAGAGAGATTTTTCAACCCGAGGAGAACCGCTATGGAAGTTGGATTTCGTAAAAGCAATCTCACCCTGGTGCTGCCGAATCCGCTGGCTGCAGGCGCTGGCCAGGCGACGCACTACGTGACCACGAAGGGCCGCATCAGTCATGTGCAGCTCGGCCTAAGCGATACCGGCGTAGGCGCTGGCAGCACAGAAGTTGTCATCAACGTCAACGGCGTTCCCGTCAGCAATGCCGGCGGTATCGCCATCGCTGGCGCAGCCGCGAGCAAGACTGCCGGTTACGACGTGACGCAGGGTACCAACAACTACCCTGGCGGCGCGCGCGTGAACAAGGGCGACCTGATCACCGTCGACGTTATCAGTGTTCCGGCCACAACCGTGCCGAAGCAGGCCGTCGTCATCCTGGAAATTACCCAGATCGACGTATAGCCATACCCCGCGAGCAGGGTGTTCTCCGCAATACCCGCTGTGCCTGCGCCACGCAAGTCAACCGTCAAGGAGTAGAGATGCCCGACCTGAACCAGCCACCGTTGCAGCCGTTCATCGATGCAGTCACGCCGATGATCAGCGACAGTATGGACTGGGTCACGTCGAGCATCTCTCGCTTCGCGGCGCAGGCCATCGGTGAGCGTTACTCGGTCGACAAGCCGCTCGACGTGGTGAGCGACTGCGCTGGTAATAACACCAGCTTTATCCCTCTGCCGGTGATTGCGACGAACGAAGACGGCACCACCATCTTCGGAAAGTATGTGCCGAAGTTTCTGCCGCGATTCAGCACCATCAAAAGCATCGAGTATCCCATCGGCGACACGCCCGGCGACTACGGCGATCCGCGCGACTGGAAGATGTACAACACACCCACTGGCTACCAGCTCCAGCTCATAGCCTGCACTCCGGCTAACACGGAGCTGGTGCGCATCGTCTGGACCGCGCGGCACGCCCTGGACGGCAGCACAGTGGACCATACAGACTTCTACGCGGTGTGTGACTTCATCGCGGCGCTGGCGCTAGAGGCGATGGCAGCCAAGGCCATCAACTTCGGCGACAGCAC